GTTACTGCTGAACCGTATTCGTTCAGAGTTACTGTAACCTGTGAAGGGTTACCGAGAGCAATGGAAGATACATCTGATGTTTCTGTCAATGTAGAAGTAGCTTGTGCTAAATCTGAATAGATTGAGAATACAACTGATGATCCTGGCATTGCCTGTTGCACTGGCTTGACGTCAGCGAGAGAACGCATAACTGGAATGGAGCGAAGCGCCATTCTGACATATTGGTCGTATGCGGCCTGTACTAGGGCGCTGATCGTCGAGCTAGAGGTGGGGGTACCTGTTGGGATAGCCATTTGGGTCTAGCCTTTCGTTTAGGATCGGATGTTAGAGTCCAGACAATCTAATGACTTCATCTAGTTCTTCACGACTGTTTGTATTGAGAAGTTTTTGCATTATGTCTGCATTATGTTCTGGCGATGAGCCGGAATCTGCAGTGTTAGTCATTCTCTTATACGCAGCAGCTTGAGCTGGATCTACATTAGGTGTTGGCTGGGGTTGGTTAGATTCAATTCCAAATACATCGGAATAGTCATCCAACCATTTAGACAGTGACTCTTCAGTTGGGTCAATGTCCTGCGGAATAAATGAAGCAATCTTGCTATTTACCCCGCGAGATGCGAGGACATCCTTAATTGCTCGTTCGCGTTGGCCCTTGCTTAGGTTTTCAAACTGGGAACGAAGTTCTTGCAGTTCTTTATCCTTTTGCTTTGAAGCCTTGCGTAGTTGCTTTACAAGGTCATTCGACGAATCGTTTGTAGTGATATCGTCGTCGTCATCCTCGTACTCGTAATTGGACATAGTCCATCTCCCTATCAGTTAGTTGATTGCGCCAGCCTCATATCCAAATGGGGATTTGGTATGGCTCTGACTCCTGGTATTATTGTCGCTCCACTAGGCCAGTCGTTCTAGTGGCAGGTTTATTATATTCCGCCTGCGCGGTCTCGCGCTAACGCCCCGCTGGTTACGCCGGACTGACCACCAAAGGTAGCCTTTTCAAGTCCAGTAACTTTCTGACGTTGCTTGCGTGCTTCAGCTTGTCCTGTAAGTTTGAATACTTCTGATTCTGCAGTTGCTTGGCCGTATGGTGATTCACCGTATATTGATGCTAGTTCTGAACCACGCTGTAGTCCTGCACCGATTGCAGAATAACCTTCAACGGCTGATGCTTTATCTACACCATACTTCTGCAGTTCTTCTGCTCTAGCAAGACTGGTTCCAAGTCCAGATTGCATTGCTGCTCCACCAATCTCAGCAGCGGTTACCTTGCGCTGGATTTCATTAAGAGCGTTCTTTGGATCAAGAGCGTAAGCCAAGATGTCTCCATTGGTGATTCCTGGGTAGAACTGCTTGAGTGCTTTGGATACCTCTGGGTTAGCGTTGACTACACGATCCTTAGCAGTAATGACTCGCTCTTCAAGTTCTTTTGCGGATACATCATTGGCAAGGAGTTGCTCAAACCCAACTTGCTTTCCCGTCTCATCCTTTGTGTAATAGGATTCTGGTAGTTCATAGTTACGCATAACATTCTGATACTGATCCTCAAGCGCCACATATTCTGCTGGGCTAAGAGCTGCTAATCCTTTAGAGAGTCTAATCTCATTGGCCTTAAAGCGAGCCTTATATTCATCAGTACCTCGCAGACGTAGAGCAAATTCTGCTGGAGGAGTACCGTCTGTAAGTAAATTACTAATTGAATTAACAAGGCTACCTAGACCGAACTGCTGGAACTCCATCTTAAGGATGTTAAATGCGCTTTTGCGTTCAACGTCCTTTTCAGCCTCAGTTACTTTATCTAAATAATCTTTAGTGTACTTCTCAACATCAAAGGCATCTATTGCTTCTTTGCCTTCTTTAACAGGATCAAGTTCTTGTACATCTTTATCAGATCCACCAAAGGTTCCATCATTATCAACGTTGCTTGTTGTGCTGTTATTCTGGTCAACAACATTACCTGTTACACCGGCGACTGCACCAGAGGCAAGTCCTCCTAATGGACCTAGTCTTAAATAATCATTTGCAGCATCGGTTGTCTTAGGGGCGGTTGCAGCCTTTGCTTTTGCAAGATCTGCTTCTGCCTTTTTAAGGTCTTCTTGCAACTTTGTTATTTGTGCTTTAGTAGCCATCATTACCCCATAAATCCGAAGTCTTTGAGCACGGTAGTAGCAACACTTGCTGCATCATTACGTGCATTATTTGTATACTGCCAACGTGGATCTTTGCGTAGTTCTTTTTCAAAGTCATAAATTGACTTAGTCCCAACCTTGCCATCAGGCAAGGTGTAGGCAAGCGCACTACGAACCTTTGGGTCAAATAGATCAATACCACCGTCTGGTATCTCAAGGATGTCACTCATTGATTGGATATAAGGATCAGCCAAAGTCTTAAGATTTATACCTGCCTTGATCTTGTCTGCTAAGGCAGGGAAGGCTTCTGCTGCGCTTTCACGTAAGGCATTAAATGCAGTGTTCTCATCAATAGTTCCAGCAGCAATACCGTTAGCATAGCTAGTTGCAGCACTATCAGATAGGCGAAGCCCATTGTCTGTAGCAAAATTCTTGAGTGCTACAAAGTACTTACCTGATGGACCCTCTGGGATTGCAAGTGTATTAACTTCTTGCTTACCGGCAAGAACATCTTCCTTTACCTTATTCTCAATCCATAACTTAGGATCTTCAGCATTGGCTGTAAGGTATTCAGTCTTCATAAGTTCACCGTTTTTATAGGTGTACTTAATTGTGCTCTTGCTCTTACCTTTTTCAGACTTGTACTGGGCAGTAATTGCTGGTAGCCAAGTTTTTAATTCTGTAGCGTTGGCATCTCTACCCTTGTACTTCTGAAAGACTGTGTTTACGTAATCAGCAAGGGTTGAAGCTGGAGGGATGTTAGAAGATATCTGCGTGCTTGTATATACGCCAGACTTCTTTGGCTTTTCTGCTGCTGGCTTGTTAGCCGCTGCTGCCTTACGCGCTTCTGCAGCCTGTTGTTCTGTCATAAGACCAGCTTCTACAAGAGCATCATATAAATCAGCCATTATCAGGCTCCTTTGGCGTTAAGTACTTATCAGTAAGAAGGTCTTGGCTCAGGAATCTATCATAGAGTGGACCAAAACCTATGGGATCATCAGTCTTTAATTTCTTGACAATAGAATCATAAGCAATTCTGATATCAACATTTGACTTTGCATCAATAGATTTTGCATCTCTCTTTTGCAATTCTCCTGCAAACTTCTTTCTTATATCAAAGTAAACATTAAGGCTTTTAACAGTAGCATTATTTTTATTATCTTTAATATAATCAGGATCATTCAATATCTTTGAGAATCCATAGATAGCTCGGTTAGTCTTAGATCCGTCTGAATCTCGGTAGTCATCATACCAAGGGGTTTGGGCAAACGTACCAGTCTTTGGATCTAAGATGTCTTTGCCATCTTTATCTTTTTGACGAGAAAGGTTTAGGATAACTGCTTCTTTTATTGCTTTAAGATCTTCTGCACCCTTGGCTGTAATAGAAGATGACTGCATTACTCCAGATTTAATTCTGGCTTCAATTTCACCATCAATAACATCCATCAACTTTCCATATTGAATCCAACCAATTTCAGCTTCATTCTTCATACGTGCTTCTGCTGGACTTATTGGTTCCAAGAATTTCTTTGGCGAATCGGCTGATATCTTATTATTGTAAAGCCACTTGTAAGCAGCGTCTGAGAACTTATATCCTTCTTTTTCATTAACCACAAAGCCAATGAGCTTAGGCTCAATAGTTGATAGTTCGCTTAGAAGATCTCCATACTTTTTAATATTCTTTACAGCACCAACTGTGTAATCTACCTTGGCAGGGTTAGCCGAAGTACTTGCTGTAAAGGCAAAGTACTCTGGGAAATCCTTGAGGAACTTAGCATCTGCTTGCATACCGTAGAGTTGCTTATACTCACGAGACTTCTGGATGTAGTACTGGTAAGGGCTATCAAAGCGTGGGGCAAAAGGCAGGATAAGGTTTGCTGCGATACGCAACTTCCAGTAATCCTTTGTCTTATCCATAATCTGTTTTGCAGTAGGTGGCTTAGTGCCATTTTTCTTGGCGTTAACCATCTCTGTACTAAAGATAAGGCTATATGATCTAGCAAACTGGGCATCATCTAACTCTTTATTTGCTGCAATAGACTTCTGCACCCAGGCAGGAAGGAAGTTAGATGCAAGATTCTTTGATGCACCATATGGTAAAGCCCATTTGAAAGCCTCTTCAAGTTCTGGCTTGTCTTTAACAATCTCAGAAATTGGAGCTGCGACATATGGACCTACTGGAAAGATATCGCTAGCAATATTTGGATTGCCCTTGTTGTAAAGAACATCCATACCACCTTGGAAGATGATGTCTAAAGACTGCTTTGGAATACCCATTTGGGTAAGTGAATCCATACCAGGAATACCTTGAAAACCCTTTGGGACCGAAAGCCAGATAACATCACTACCAGAAGTTTGACCTGCTGGAACTATATTGCCGTCTTGATCTGTCACCAAGCCTGCATTGTTTGGTGCTTGCCAAAGCATATAGCCACGATTGAGAATAGCAGGATTTGCTACGGACATCTTGAGCCAAGTCTTGTAAGCGTTCTCTTGTGCTGAGAAGAATGGGCTAATAAACTTCATCGCTCCAGCAAGATTGCTTCGACGTTCAATATTAAAGAGGATGCCCTTCATATCGCGTACTGCTACCTTATGAGCGGCTGACATAATAGCTTCCTGATCTGCTGCTGTCAGTTTGCTACCCTTAAGACCGGCAACAATATCAATACGACGACGTGCTTCCTGTCGGTAAAGTTGAATATAGAGTGGATTTCTAGCCCAAGCATCTTCTGGAAGTTGAGCAAGGAACTTAAATGCTCCATTAATAAAACTTTTAATAACTTTATTTGAACCATTAGAGACTGCTTCTTCAAGGATGTGACCGTGAATAATAGGCAGAGTGGTAGGATCTCTAAATGCTGAACGAAGATCATTTGCCGTAACTTCGCGGATACTTGTACGTAGACCTGATGATTCAGGTAGGTACTGATCTAGGAAACGACTAATCTTTGTAACATATTCTGCTGAATCTTCTGTATTGATAGCAAGACGCTTGCGTAGATCGCGTCCTGCTGCAGATCCAGATAACCATCGAGAGATATCATCAACACTTTCACCGGCAACAAGCCTTCTGACTACCTCTGAGTTACCGAATTGTTGGCGCAATGTCTGCGCCCACTGCTCAAAGTAACCAGGATCTGTTGGCTTTACAACGCCATAGCCTCTGGACTGTAAGGCTCGACCAAACATATCAGAGTTACTATCAACCATACGCTGGAATGAGTTAGCAGATGATGCTGTCCTACGGAACATTTCACCTAAAGGTCCACCAAAGGCATCATATAGTTCGTATCTAGTGCCATCACTAGCAGTAACTTCAAAAGATCCTGTGCCAATACGCTTCTTAGGCTCGACAGTTCCTACACGGTTGATAATATCGTTGTAGTGGTTGTAAATAGCAAGTTTTTCTTCTTGAAGCAGTCTGAGTGTGTTCAATTCACCCATTGCATCTAAGTCATCTGGCTTAATTGATAGGCGTGCCTCTAGTGCAGCCATTCTTGTCTTAAGTTCATTAAGTTCACGAGTAACTATATTAGCTGATTGCTGAACATTCCTAATTGTCATACCATCGAACTTAGGCAAATAGCGATCAATCAAGCGAGTAGGTTCTTTTACGGTATTGTAAATAAAGTTTTTAATTCCTGGACCAAGGTGGCGTAGGGTTGTCATAGCGCCAACTGATGCTGCGATACGAGCCTGTGAATCAATACCGTTACGAATGGTATAACCCAAGCGAATAAGCACTGCTGCCTTAAATAGATCCTGAAATCCATCTGCTACGTTAAATACTGGATTAGTTATTTTGCCCTTTATTTTAAGAAGACCATTTGCATTTTCACGAAGCAGGCGATCTAGTACTTCAAAATCCATAATAGGCAGGAAGTTTCCTGTCTGTGATTCTAGTTGTGGTACCTTAAGGATTGACCCATCACTATCAACCATAAAGCCTCTATCTTTAATAGAAGCTAAAGCAGATCTGCGACCTTGAGAAAAAGTCTTATATAATTCATCTGCTGTTTCTATATCCACACCGTGCTTTATGGCAAGAGCGCGTACTGCTGTGCTTTCAATAGCAATAGCAGCAATCTGACGATCTTCAGGAGTTACTGCTTTCATATAATTATCTAATAATTTGTTAGCTTCATCATCTGAAAGAGCGCCAAGGCGACGTAGATTTACAGGTGTAACCCCAGCGATTGCATCAGATGGGCGCAGTCGCTCTATCGTTGCTACTACTTCGCGGAAAGAGTCAGCATCGTTAAAGTCAATGATACCTGCTGGACGCTCACCAAGACCCCAAGAGATCTTTTGATATAAACGGTGGAAAGGTGTTGGCTGGAAAACCTCAATGTTTGCGGTTCCAACCTTTTGATCGTAGAAACGAATAGAACGTGACTTGGCTACAAAATCCTCTACACCTTGAGCAAGGTATCCAGTTGTACGGCTGAGTGCTCCGCCACCTTCACCGAGAGTCATCATCTTTGCAAATGTTTCATCTGACTTAAGCAAAGCATTATAGTTTGCTAACGCATCATCCATTATTTCTGGTGAGTCATTAAGGAATGGAATCATTCCGGCTTCATCTGGAGCAGCAAATAACTTCCACTCATCAACTGCAGAAATATCTCCACGTGCTACCTTAAGAGCATCGCTCATATCTGCACGAAGAAGTGTTAGATCAGCCATAGCCTTTGGATCACCCATTGCTGATCGAAGAATAAGAGCTGTATTTTCAACTTGATCTGATTGACCAAGCAAGTGAGCAAGAAGTGCTGGCTGATTTGATGATCGAACTAAAGGATGATTAAGAGCATAAACTGAATCATTAGCAGTAAAGTCATCCAATATTTTAGTAAAACGATTCTGAACACCATACTGAGCCTTGGTAATATCTTCTGCTGCTTTGGTAACATCATCTGCTGTTTTAAGCGTTCCTTTTAGAGCAGCGCTTTGACCGGCAACCTTAATACCTTTACCAGCAACAAGAGTAACGTCTAATGCAAACTGTCCTGTAAAATCAATAAGACCTGATTGAACTTTGCCAAAGGTGCTATTGTAAAATGCGTTCTGTCGTTCTGCCGGATTATAGATATTAAATTCTGGGTCGTAAATTAAACGCCAATTTCTTGCTATAGACTGACCGAGTGAAATCGGTGGAACTACTGTTACTTCACCTGTTATAGGATCAACAATCTTTTGTTCTTCGTTAACAGCACGGTATGCTTTTTTCCAAGTATTAGGATCAAAGAAGCTGCCCTTGAATTGGGTCTGATCTGTTTGAACAAGGTTAAAAGTTGCCAAGGGTTCACGAATATACTCTTGGTTTATTTCACCAATTTTTTCAAAAGTAGGTTGCAGTCCAGGAACTTTCATAATTGCTCCACCTGCTGATGCAAGTGGGCGAATTATATTTTTCTGACTATCATTCCAAGCAGACTTAAATGGTGCAACAAAACCATTGTAATCTTCGTCATCATTCCAAGGAGCAGTTCCAATGTCGTATGCCATCTTTGCAACGCCACCAACACCATAAGCAATATCTACTGCAAATTTACCTGTGTTTACAACACCAGTTCCAACACCTTTAACTACGCTTGTAGCTACGTCACCAATTCGATTCCATATACTCACTGCATATTCCATAACTGCTTAATAATTGCACGTGTCTCTGGAGATGTATCTGGCAAGTCTGCAACATATGCTAATACTGGCTTAGCTGCTTGGATTGCTGCACGAAAGTTTGTGTCATCTTCTTTACGCATTTGCATTGCTGATGATCCTGCACCTGCACCCATATCAATACCTGTGGTAACTGGTTCATCCTTAGATTGAGTTTCTGCATAAAGTGGAGTAATTGGTTTTGCCTTTGACATTACCTCTGATGCTGGCATTGAGCCAGGAGATTTAGCAAGCGGAGCACCTGACTGTATAGCAGCCGTCTCAACGCCTTCGCCATAGGCAATAGAACCCATTCTTAGATTATCGGTACGTGTGGCATATTTACCTGGACCTGCAGGGCCAGCCAATGGATTCATTGGTGCTGTTGTCATCGGTCCTCCTCTAAAGTCTCTAAGTCTTGCGCCATCTGTTCCCAAGCCTGATTAGTCTCAGTCTTTTGGTTAGAATGGTAAACGCTTAATTCATATAATGATTCAAAGAATCCTGTTGCAACTTGCGATAAATTATATACAGTTTCTGTAAGTATTACTACGAAATCAGAAGAGCGTATAGGACGACGTATTCTATTATTTTCCATCGCCCTATACACCTTCCATCAAAATAATTAACCCTTTTTTACTGATGTTCCCTTGCGAGCTTTTGCCATCATACCGAAAAAAACCTTGCCGCCTTTTGGCTTAGAGGTATCCTTCTTGCCTTCTACAGGCGTTGACATTGGCGCCTTAGCGCGTGATCCCTTGTTCATATTTACACCTCCCTCACTTATGCTGCGCCGGTAATACCAGCGAGTAGTTGTGCTATATCTGGACGTTGACCAGCAGCAGGGGCCGAACCAGCTTGTGTTTGTGGAGGTTGCTGCGAGGCAGGGGCGGGGGCCGCACCTGCTGCTGGAATCTGTTGCTCCATACCTGGTGCCATAGGTGGCATCTCTGGGGTTGGTGCTGGTTGTTCTTCTGGTGTAAATGCTTTTTCAATAATGTTTTCTAGGGCTTGTCCCTTTTGGCGACCTTGGATAACAGCAGCGATACGGCTGATAGCCTCTGAAGGGTCTTGGCCTTGCGCCGCGAGAGCCGGTATTGACTGTGCATACTGAGCAACAGCAAGCCGCAAAGAATCGCGCATTTCTTCAATGTCAACACGTTGTTCCTCCTGTGTAACGTTAAGATCCATCGGGATCTCACGGCGTACATAGTCGCGTGATACGAGTTTATCTGAACGCATTTGTAGCAAAGCAATGATGGCACGGTTAGGGTCCATACCAGACATAATTCCGTAACGGACATCTACGCCATATTCACCCTTGATATCACGTGATGGGATGTACTTGAGTACGTAAGGTGTTCCATCGTCAGATCCCTTGATTGTTTTAGGGATTCCGCCGAATACTTTTTCATCTGCTTCAAAACACATTGAAACAAGTTCTGTAAATAGTCGAGCAAACTGTGCTTGTGCTGCCTTGATCTGTGTGTCAAAGCCTGCCTGCAGAGCTTGTACGCCACGACCTGTAATAACAGAGGCGCTCATTTCACCTGAACGAGATTCTGGGTAACGAGCACCAAGGCGTAGTTCACGCTCAAGAACACCTGATTCTGTAAAGACTCCAGGTGGTAGTTCTAGTGGTACACGACGGATACCTTGTGGATTAGCAGAACGCATAATTGCATCTGGTCCAAGTGCCAACTCTTGCACATCTTGTGGAATAGCAATAGGTGCTTGGATAGACTTTTCAGCAGCTTGGATCTGCAAGATAGCAAAGCGAGCACGGGCTAGTTGAACGGAGAGTACATCATCAAACTGACCGC